ATAGTCATGGACAAGGTTTAAGACCGATTTGATACCGTCTTGGTATCCGTCTTTGTAGTGATCCAAATTGTCTTTGGAAGGGAGAATGTTATGTTCCATCTTCAAATTTCCTTAGTTAAAAATGACGTACAGGTTTGTAGCGTCTGAGTTTATTGTAAGGCTATTTTGACAAAAAAGGAACAATTTACAAAATATTTTTAATTAATTTGAATATTTGTCAGTTTTAACTTACAATTACCAAATGGAAAAAGAAACGGCAATCAGATTAGCAGGCAGCGCAAGCAAACTGGCTAGACTCCTTGGAGTCAGTCGGCAGAGCGTATTTGCTTGGAAGACTATGCCTGAAGGTAGGGTTTGGCAATTAAAAGTATTGCGTCCAGATTGGTTTGACGAAATAAAAAGGTTCTAAGTGAAATTCGATGAAATGGACTTTTTTTGTCTTTATTTTTTAATTGAATACGATCAACCTTGGTTTTTATGGTTTTTTTGGATAATTATTATTTATTTAAGGAAAATTTAATGTATACTTTTAAGCGTCTGAGTGGCATCAGACGTAAGACGCAAATTATTGTTAACCTCATAGATTCCTGTGTGGTCTTGCTAGACAATAAACCAACTTTTGATTTGCGTCATACGTTTGTTGTTGCTCTCGCCAAGAGCCAAGACCACAGAGTAATTTATGAGGTTTTTTGCTTTTGGAGACCGTACTCCACACGAAAGCAGAGCATTTGCATGGATGGCTTGGAACAAAACACCGTACACAGATACACCCCTGTGCAAAACTCGACTGAACTTGATTTAGGTATCAGTAACCTCATAAGTACATGGTGGAACAAGACTTATGAGCAAGCGAATAAATCCCTCATGGGCACTTGGGTTTCTTTTGTTATATTTAAAGATAAACAATTGATTCTGGAGAAGGTAGGTTCTATCCACCCTTGGCAGAGCTTTGACTAAAGAAAAAGGAAGAAAAAATGGAAACTAAATTTGAATTATTTTGGAAGACTTGGCCTAAAAGTACACGAAAGGGAGGAAAGTCTAAATGCGAGAAGGTTTGGAATAAGACTTATTGCGAATCATGCGCTGATCAAATAATTAAGCACGTTGAATGGCAAAAAACAACAGATCAATGGAGAAAAGACAACGGAGCTTTTATTCCTGCTCCTTTGGTTTACCTTAATCAACAAAGATGGGACGGAGCAGAAATACCTGAAATTTCTACTTTAGTACAGGAACGTGATCCTTACCTGGTTAAACTGGATGAAGAACGCAAGAACTTTGTGCCTATGCCTGATCACATCAGAGAAAAAATTAGGGGAATTGGCAGATGAAAGTTTTACCTATTAAATCTGAAGAAACATATCCTTGGTTATTAAAAAAACACTATGCAAAAAGAATTCCTATGATTCAATATGCTTTTGGTTTGTATGAAGAAAACATATTAATTGGTGTAGTTACTTATGGAATACCTGCATCAAATAATTTATGTTTCGGTGTTTGTGGCAAAGAATATTCTGATAAAGTTTTGGAATTGAACAGAGTTTGTTTGTTGAATAATGAAAAGAACCAAGCAAGTTTTTTAGTGGCTAACAGTTTAAAACTTTTACCCAAACCATGTATCATAGTTTCTTACGCTGATACAGAAAAAGGTCACGTTGGATATGTTTATCAAGCTACTAATTTTTTATATACTGGTCTTAGTGCTAAAAGGGTAGATTGGCAAATAAAAGGTATGGAAGATAAACACGCAAGACATATGGGTAAATCTTTAGAACAGATTAAACAAGATCATGGAGATGACTTTTATTATAGAGAAAGATCAAGAAAACATAGATATGTTTACTTTCAAGCAGATAAAAAAGAAAAGAAAAAGTTAATGCAATTATTGAATTACAAAATTGAGCCTTATCCAAAAGGTGATACTTCAAGATATGACTCAGGCGGTAAAGTTTCAACTCAGGAATTATTATTTATATGATTAAAACAATATGGCAGCCAGTACCCAGACATTGTGAAGTGCTTGGAATATGCCAGGCCAGAAATTGTGCAGGTTGTCCAAACAAAGACCATTTTGAAGATTCAATTGTCAGTAGAGAAGTTTTAAAATTAACCACTAACATAGGAGTAAAAGCAAAACCAGAAATGAGAGCTTGGATATTTGAAAAAGATTAATCAACAACTAAGGAAAATTAAAGATGAAAACACAAAATATGATGATATTTGAATATTTGGTTAAAGGAAAATCGTTGACTGCGATGGACGCTTTAAAACTGTTTGGTTGCTTTAGACTTGCAGCAAGAATTGCAGAGCTAAAAACAACTGGGATTGAAATAGTTTCTTCAAGGAAACAAGTCAAAAACCAATTTGGCAAAGATGTAATTGTTGCAGTTTACTCACTAAAGGCTTAACCATGAAATACTTACTCATAACATTCTTGGCACTAGCTGGATGCTCTACTCCCAAACTAGAAACTCCAACTCAATATACTTATACATCCCCTCCAGTTGTGCCAGTCAGAGTTGATCCACAGGCGCAACAAATGTCTAGGTCTGAAGTAGTGTCAGCCACTATCCAATGCGAACAGGATGGTCTCAGAGCAGTTCCAATCATGTCTAAGCGCATAATTTCAGGCATGATGAGCGACATTGTGATTGACATCCAATGTTTACCCAAACGCAACATTTTCGATGTGAAATTCTAATGAACTCAAAAAAAGCAAAAGCACTCAGAAAGTCATTGAAGGAAAACAACATTGACATTTTAGATAGCTCCTATTACACCGATTTAAGACGAATTGGAGGACAGATTCAACTCAAAAAAGAGTCGGGGCGATCAATGTATCAAATGATAAAGAAATCAATGTATGACTACGGACAAAAGAATATTCATTCTAAGCCACTCTGAGGCCAGGCAAAGAGCTAAAGACTTTGTTGGAATTGCTCCCGAGGGATGGGTTGTGGAGTTCAAACCTGCAACTCGAACTTTGGAACAAAACGCAAAACTTTGGGCATCTTTGTCTGACATATCAAAACAAGTTGTCTGGCATGGACGCAAGCTAACATCTGAGGAATGGAAGTTTGTTTTCTCCAGCGCAATTAAAAAACAAGAAGTTGTACCTAATATTGACGGAACTGGGTTTGTAGTTCTTGGTCAATCGACTTCTAAAATGACAAAAGCAGAAATGTCCGAACTTTTGGAGTTAATTTTTGCTTTTGGTGCTGAACATAATGTTAAATTTGAGAATCAATATGCCGAGACCTAAAACTGAATTAACTGGATCAAACACTACAATTTATGTGAGATTGACTGCAAAACAAAAAGAAATGTTTAAAGATATTGGGGGCGCAGATTGGCTAAGAAACTATCTTCAGAGACAAATCAGGTCTGAAGAAATTGGTTTAGGATTACCAACTTTAAAGGATAAATATGATTCAAGTACCTTACAACACAGGTAAAGTGAAGATCGGTTTCAGATACGATCCTCAAATTAATTATTGCAATCCAGATCAAGACTGGATACAAAAACTACTACTTAGTTTTAAAATATGAACTGGGAGGTTAACAAGGCGTTCCAGGATGTCAGAGTTGAGAATTTTCCTTGTTTCTGCTCAACCTAGTAAATGACCAAATGGACTCCCAATGACTAAATGTAAGGTTTGCAGGTCTGAATTTGTCAGACGATCTATGAGCCAAAAGACTTGCGGATTGGAATGTGCCTTAACCTGGCTACATCAATCCAAAACAAAGACAAAAGCAAAGGTTGATAGGTTGGATAGGGTAGAAACTAAAAAAGCCTTGGAGAAGCTAAAAACTCGGTCGGATTGGATTAAAGATGTTCAAGTGGTATTTAACCAATACATTAGACTCCGAGACCAATCCGAACCTTGTATATCTTGTTTGAGGCACCATCAAGGCCGATATCATGCTGGTCACTATCTGAGCACAGGAGCTAGACCAAATCTTAGGTTTGACGAACAAAATGTCCACAAACAATGTCAACCCTGCAATACTCATTTATCAGGAAATCTCATAAATTATCGGATAAACCTTATAAAAAAGATTGGATTGGATGGGGTTTTGCGACTTGAAAACGACTTTGAGCCTAAAAAATACCTTATTGAAGAACTAAAAGAAATTGTCCAAATTTATCGAAAAAAGGTTAAAATGCTAAAAACGGTTGATTGACAACCTAAATTTTGTGATAATCCGATTTATTTAAGGGGATTCC